GTACTTAGTAGCATCTGCTGCTGGATAACTCACTGTGTTTGAGAAATCTAACAGGCAGTTGACATTAGAAAACACACTGACAAGTGCGAAAGTGCCTGGGATAGTAATAGCTAGATCACCCCCAGAAGCTACCGTCCACTTGATAGATCCCAGAGGTCTAACAATATCAAGTGGAATAGCTACGCCATTGTCTGTGCTTAGAGGATATAGCTGGTCTGCGGCAGATGTAGCCATTATTTATTCTCCGAGAGATGGTTAATGGTAGCATCCTTCTCTTTGCTGCTACGCGTAGAGCCAAACTCAAAGTTGTAGATTGCATCCAAGTAGCCAAGAAATCGACCAAGGATAAGAGTCACTACGCCTTTGGCAAACTCGTTGATATTAGGATCTGACCACACAATGTAGAAGAGCCACGCCACAATGGCAAATGCCAGAATGAACATAATGTTAGCTCGGTGGTTATACTTGCCATTCGTAATGAACGCAGTATCACGCACACGAGCAGACTGCACATCAGCAAGATAGAGCTTCTCCATCTCAGTATCATTTGCGAGCATACGAATCTTGAACTCGTAAGCTTTCTCTTGACTGGATGCAAAGATAGTAACAGCTTCATCAAGAGTAGTTGCCCCTGATACAGAAGTTGCTACTTCCTCAATTTTATCAAGCACAGCCTTAGGAGCCCCATTCTCACCCACGCCTAGGAAGCGCAGAATAGAAGGAGCAAACTGTGCAAGAGCTAAGACAGCTGGAAGAATAGGCATATTTTTCTTTCTAAAGGTTCTTAAGAATCAATAGCGCCGTAGCGCAAGTTACCTGCAATCCTACGCATCCAGCCAGCTCCATGATACTTCCAGTTCTTGAGCTTAGTCATGAACTCGATACGCTCAGCGTTAAAGCGCATAATCTGGTCGGACTCGCTCATAGCTTCAGAAGCCTTAAGAGAGTTAGGACCAAAGTGGCCATCATCTGCTACATCAAGAGCACGCTGAAGAAAACGAATAGATTGAGCAATACCAGAATTAACTGCAGAATCCATAAGCTGGTACGCCGTGCCATCATGCAACCTCTCACCTTTAATAGGAGTCCAGAAGTCACGGAAGTAGATAGCCACTGCCTGATCTCTAGTAAGGTTCTTGATATCCACGTTAGGATAGCTACGCTTTGAAATGCCCCAATTAGTCTCGCCACCGGGATCATTGAAATCATTAACGTAGCCACCTTCATGGCCAAGAACTCGATCAATCACGATTTTAAATGTAGACATAGGATCTTTTCAATAAAACAAGCCCGCGCCTGCGTTGTACAAATTAGTAAGCTGAGTAGGGCTAAGTCCTATATCCCATAGACCCAGCTCATCTATGATACCATCAAATCCAAAAGAAGCTGAGTTAGAATTATCAGCTCCAATTCTCCAGTTATTTCCTGTCGTAGAACCTGAATAAGCTCCTACATAAGTAGCTGCTAAAGCCCCATCTTTCCAGAGAGAAATAGTACTGCCAATTCTGCGGATAGCCACGAAAGTATAAGTGCTAGTGTTAAGAACCCCAGGCACTAAAAGTAAGGGGTCACTAAGAGATCCTCCATTTCCATTAGTGTACTCAATATTTCCACCGGCTACTTGAACTACTAGAATGTTTCTTCCGCCTCCTGACCAGTCTGCATAAAGAACATGAGCACCTGAAGGTGGATTAAGCACACTTGCTTTTACCCAAGCAGCTATGGTATAATCATCAGGAAGTTTAGCTGTGTTAGGTAGTGTAATACTTACAGGGGTAGCTGCAGTAAATACTCCACCATTCCCATTTTTAGCAGCGGCATAGCTTATTCCGGTTGTAGAAATAGCATTACGACCTGCAGGAGTAGCATCGTTAGCGTCACCTTGTAGTCTGTAATAAGCTACTAAACCAGTAGTAGGAAAACCTCCAGAGGCAGCTCCGAATCTAAAGGGATTTAGCAGCATGCCGCGCTGCTTACTTTTCAAAGCAGCTTCAATACTAGTATTTCTAGAGATCATGTTCTAACTCCAATAAGATAGACTTTAAGGCCAGCTCCTGCAATAGTACTGCCTACAGTGTCTATGTCAATAGTAATCTCAGAATCATCACCCAGTGCAGCGTCACTAATAACAGCAGCGGCGGCAGCAGTAGTACTAGTCTTTTCTGTTGCGTCAATAGTAAGCTTAGTAGAAAGAATACTAAAGCCGTTTTCATTTATGTCCACCGTTAGCACAGAGCCTGTTGGAGCTGTTGTAACAGAGGCACGGACAGCAGTTAGCGTAAATCCGTAAGGCATCCTAAATGTTACTTTAGCAGTCCCAGTTGTGAGGGCAGTAGCTTCGTCACTGCAAGCAATAGGAATGCACTGAGTGCTTCTGGTGTTTAGGATAGCAATATCTGCGCCAAGCTTTTGCAGTGCTGCCTCAACGTCTGCTCCAGTAAAATAGCCGCCTGAATCTGAAATAGTAACAGATCCGGCGGCTAGAGAAGTCGTCAGTGCAGTCAGAGATACCCACGTAGGTCCGACTTCTTTTTGGAGAACAAACAGAGCAAATGGCGCAACTTGTAATGCAATCTTGCCAACATCACCTGCAACTGGAGTCAGAGCAGCAAGGGCAGTAGGATCAGCCACTGTCCAGTTATTTACAATGTGAATGTCGCCTACTAGGGCATTTTTATGAAACATGATGTTCCTTACGAGTTTGATTGCAATGCAATGTTATCTTGCCGGCCCATCATGAGATCACCTGCGCTAGAAAGCACTAGCCCAAATTCTGCCATCATAGGCTCATAATAAGGTACGGAGATAGCAGCAATAATGTCTGACACAGACAGACCACCACTACCTCCTCCGCCTTTCTTCTTAGCATAATCTGGGCTAGAGTAGCTCATTCTATTCTCCAGTTTTCTTGATAGCTTCTTTAACAGATTCGCGGAAAAGGAACCAGAGAATGCCAGCAGCCACACTCATCTTAGCTATCCACACTGAGCAATATTCTACCCAGCTCATAACTCGCATGAAGCCCTTGATGTTAGTGTACATCTCTAGCAGCTCGCGCTCTGTGGCTTCTCTTACTTGCAGCTTTTCATCAATGGATTTAATATCTTCACGAAGCTGAGCAAAGTTACTATCGATTTCTGAGTCAGTCATGCTGGCTTCCACGTGTGTTATCATTTCTGAAGATATTGGCAGCCTCCAAAGCTTTGCGAGCTGAGACCTGAGATGATCCAGTGTCGCCAATATCGTTAAAAACAGCAGAAGCTGCACGTTCTAGAATAGCATTCCAGTTGCCATCTAGCATCCAGTAGTTTGGAAGCAGATCAGTCTTATATTCTGGGTAACGATAATAGCCGAAGTCCAATGCAGCGGCTGAGCTTCTTAGCTTAATGTTAATAGCATCCCCAGAGAGATACCATTTATTGACCAGATCACAATCTTTGGTAAGCTTGAGACTGTCTAGTTCTTCTACATAAACACGAGTGCCTGCGTATTTGATGTAGGAGACTTTACGAAAGCGTGTAAGTTCTGAGAGCTTAAGAATACGTTCGTAGCCAGCTGGTGTGATTACAATAGACGTCTCCACCAAGTCTCTACGGTAGTCACTCTCAGAAGAGTAATAGAGGATAGCGGCATTCACCTCACGGCGAATGTCATTAATCTTGTCTGGGCGTTTGGTCATGCTCAGAATCTCAGTGACAATAGCCGTGAAGTTCATGACTTATTCCTCAGTTGGGATCAAGGCTACGAGGCCTCGGTCTTGTTTCAGTAGATACTCGAGAATCTTCTTCTCTTCTTCGTTGGCCGGAGTAATGACTCCGAGCTTGTCAGCTTTGACCTTAGCGCCAGAGGCCAGGATCAGATGCTTTTGTCGCAGCATAAGGTATGATCCCTCAGGATAACCTTTGTATTGCTTAGCAAGATCTTCGCCCGCACTGCTTGCAGTCTCTGGTTCCTTAGGAGCAGGTGGTTGCGCTGCTACAGAACCTTCGACACCAGCTAGAATCTTAGGCTGTACGGATGCTGTTGCTGCATCGGCGGCAGCTTTTTTAGCTAGAAGCTCAGAAATTCCCATGATATTCTCCTATATTGCAAAAGCCCTACTACTCTAATTGTTCCCAGAGGAGCCAACTGGATAGAGTAGCAGGGTGCCAAAACGGCTAACTCACCATGAAACTATTAGGCGCCAGCGACACCTGCGGTCAAGCCATAAATCACTGCGCAAGCGTAGGGGTTGATAAGCTCGACAGCCAATTCAGTAGTCAGCGAACCGCCCACAGCATCCACACCGCTCTCCACGATCTTGCCGCCAGTGTTGTAATCTTCTGGCTTGGTATCTCGCCCGTCCATGTAAGCCAACTTAATGGCTGGCATGTCCAGAATAAGAGCCATACCTTCACGATCCAGGCCATTCAGCAGCGGGTGAATCACCAGATCCAGAGTACCTTGGTACATAGAGAAGCTGGTGTACTTCATACCGAACTGGGTTTCGTTCTGCATAATCTGCACTTGACCAGACTTGCGACCGATGTCAGTAATAACTTTGATTGCCGTGTTATCACCCACCAGCACACGTCCCTTAGGATTGCCGACGTTAGCAGAGGAAGTGAAGGCAGGCTCCACCAGCGTAACCAGCTGAGAATACGAAGTCGTAGCTGCTGCGGTATTGCTGTTAGCAGGTGCGTACTGCTCAATAGCATCCAAGATACCTTGGGTCGAGTGAATCGGAGTAGCTCCAGTCGTGTCCATCTTAGCCTGGCCCCAGATCAGAGCCGACTCAATATCCACAGAATGGAAGCTCATGCAATCCTGACGGCTCTCGGCAATGTTGCTATAACCCATCTCAGCAACAGAAGCACGAGCAGTGTCAGTCAAAGCCCAAGCATTACGGAAGATCTGCGTGTAGTTAGCAACGTACACAGTCGACATACGGCGAGCCGTAGGACGATTAGAACCTTCTTCGAATGCAGTACCGACCTGAATCCAAGCGTCACTCAAGTTAATAGCAGCTGCTGCAACACGACCGAATGCACGGGTGATCGTAAGATCAGTAGCGTTCACAACAGCCGTAACGCGAACGTTCTCTTGTGTGCGTGGATTATGCAACACCATGCCAGCAGTAACGCCGACAGTAGAACCCACCACGAGGGTAGTAGCGCCAACGAGGGCAGCAGCCGACACCAGCGTAACGAAGAGCATCGTCTTGCTGAAGTAGCCATGAGTAGCACTCTTAGCCCGGCTACGACCTGACATAGAAGTCAGACCGAAGATAGGAGCAGAGCCATTAGGGAAACGACGCAGAATAGTGCCTGCAAACGAGCGAGCATTAAGTTCTGCGGGGTTGCCAGTAGATGCGTTAAAAACGCCAGATTGGAACACGGACATGATACAGATTCCTATAAAAAGAGGATTTACATATTTGCATCAAAATAAGAATCCCAGTCAGTAGTCTGAGCTTGGTTATTCTTAGCTTGTGCAGCAGGAGAAGTTTCCGGGTTGAGTGCTCCATAAAGATCAGCAACATATTGCTTAGCCGCTGCTGCCACCTGTTGGGGTGACGCGTCGGGATTAGCTGCTTGATACTTCTTAGCAATCTCCACGAGTTGTTGACGAACAATGGGACTCTTAGCCCCGGCACCACCGGTAATCTCCCCCATAGTAAGCTCTTCACGAACCATACCTGGGAGACGTTTACCGTTGAATTCTTCGCGCATACCGACAAACTTATCTGTCATTGCGCTGCTATGAGTAAGCGAGTTGCGATAAGCTTCACGTCCAACGTGATTCATGATATCCATAAAGGACTTCATGTCACCGCCCATAGCCTTCTGCATAAGGTCCTGAGGAACGTTCTTCGTAAAATCCAATTGGCCAGTAACAGTATCAAGTACTTTACCGTCAATAGTAAATGAAGGAGCTACTTCTCCTTGCTTATCTGGATTGTTAGTGAACATTGTAGCATAAGCTGCCATCGGATCAACTGCTTGGTTGGATCCATTGACATTGCTGTTCGGAGTAGGATTGCCATTAGGTTGATTAGCTCCAGCAGGAAGCTGAGCAGAAGTATTAGCTCCTTGCTGGCCACCAGGTTGCTGACTATTCTGCTGTTGAGCAGGTTGTTGGACAGGTGCTGCGGCAGGCTTAGTAAGACCAACAGATTCGAAGAAACCGGACATGATAAAAGCTCCTAGAGATTAAAAAATTATTGACTTGCGTCGTTTTGTTTAGCTTGTTCAAAGCTCAGAATTGTGTCAATGACACTCAACTGCCCCTTCGCGTTAGCTAGACCGCGGAGATACTGTTCATCTGTCTGCCCCTCACCGGGGGAAGATAGAAGGATAGACTTGCCTACATTGTAAGCGAGGATGTGAAGCCACTTCTTGACTGCTGGATCAGAAAGCTTCTCAGCAATAATAGTTTCTTCAGTCTCGCTTAAGACTTGATCAGGAAAGATTTTCATGGTAGCTCTGGGTTAGGCTGCATAGGAGCAGTAGGTTGAGGTTGCATACCAGCTTGTAGCGCTTGGAGAGAAGCATCTTGCAGGCCAGGAGGCGCTTGAGTAGCAGCAGCCTTAGAAGGATCATACTCCTCAAGACCTTTGACGCCGCCGAGAGACATAAGGTGAATGAACATTCCAGGCAGAGAGGCACCGAAGCTTTGTTGCAGGATCTGAGACTGACCGATCATTTGCATACCCTGCGCAATCATGTCAGTAGAAGCAATCTTAGACTTAGGCGAGTAGCCATCAGCCAGCTTAAAGCTAAGGACATGCTTGCGAAGCTCATTGATGTCGATCTTAACAACCTCGCCAGTCTTCTGAGAAATAAGTTCAACATTCTCTCCGTTCTGAAAGATGTTAAGAGTCATTATAGACTTAAGAGGCGCAAAGACTTGATACTCTAGGACAAGGGCCGGCAGACGAAGCCGATTATCAGCTCCACCCATAGTATCATTCCACTCCGTTACGCTCTTATTACCCTTCTGGAACTGGCCCATCTTGGCATTATTAAGACCATGCAGCTCCTTAGAGAAGCCAATCATAACCTGAGCGTCATTGATAGTAGTCTCAGTGCCTCGCATATCAAAAGGAATCTGCTGATATACAGAGCTTAGAGTCATTCCCGGAGTCAGTGGGGAGATGTTGACAGGAATCTTAGGAGCAGCAGCTTTAGAGTTGACATCCTTTGCTTTAATAACGTTGCTGTTATAGAGTGCTCGATCAGAGACAGCCCTACGTGCAGCAGCAAACCTAATGTTAAAGAGCTTAGAAGCGCCTTCTTGGAATGGAATCTCTCCTTCTGCTACAGACTGAGTTTGATCACCGAAGCCATCTTCCATTGGCTGCCCAATAAGAATCGGAAGATAATCATAAGCACTAATGATCCTATGAGCTGCCACAACGAACTGGTTATTAACCACGACGATACGCCAGATTTGTGGAGTATTAGGCTGAGGGCTAACAATGCCATGGTCAGAAGGGATAATCCGAGCATACAAGACAACTTTCTCGTACTGATTACCGAATGACGGGTTCTTCTTCTTAAGGTTATTGCTACCAGATGCGTAGGCGTCCCAGTCTATGCCACGACGATTAGTGTAACCATCCTTGGTCACATATTCGCTGATCTGTGGATTCTCTGTATAGACATGAGTACCATCATGCATACCCATAACATGACCAGAGTTCATAGCTTCTGTGATGTTGAAGGCCCTATCTTGCTTCTGCATCTTGATAAGGTACTTTTTCATCTGCGTCATAGAGAGGCGCTCGACATAACCTACAAAGTCGCCATGCTCAGCTACATCACCCGGCAGAACAGATGGGTCCCGGATAATGTTGCGAGGGTTAATACGCTTCAGACGGTTGAAGAACTTGTCTGTATTAGAGACCTTCTGACCAGTGCCACTCATATAATCACTCAGAGTAGAGAACTGGGTAATAGAATCCCAGTCTACTTCCAGTCCAGAGTAATTATATTTGACCCCATCGCGCAAGAACATGAGAAGCTGACGAGCGTAACCACCAAGACTAGCATGGTCATCTAGTAGTGTCTCAAGTTGCTCGGCCCAAACACGAGTACTAGGAGATGAGACAACAGGAAACAGAGGAACACCAGAGCAAAAGACATCAGCAAGGTACGCCACATAAGAATCTACCTGAGAAACAACAACAGGAGGAGTGATCTTATCTCCGCTGTTGAATACATCACAAGATACATCAGCTGCACGTACGTCAACTCCACCGTCAGTAATGATAGTATCAGCATCACCCGTATAACGAGCGTATGCACGGTCGATAATGTCCATCTTATTGTGGAGATCAATGGTATTTTGGACATGATACTCCGTAATACGACGCACAAAGCTCAGCAAAGACTGCTGAGATTCCTTCTTTAGCTTGATAACAGAGGTGTTTACGGTTGCCATAATGATCCTAAAAGGGGGTGTTATCTTCGACAACGCCGGGTGATACAAGGAAAAGGCCAGCTTTTCTAAGGTTAGTGACCAGATGCCAGTGCTCAGCGCGTACATCTAAGCCGTATGCTGTTGCATCTAGTATGTCATCCTTATTTTTGTCCTTGCCTATTTTATACTTCATAGCCTGCCAAAGCCACGTTGCCCTGGCCTCAGTGTGAATGTAGTAGTTGGAGGCATTGATCTCTGCGACAAATAGACGAATACGCTGCTCTTTGCTTCTGTTCTTGTGCTTCAGAGGAACTACGTGAATGCCACTTAGACCCCAGAGCTTTAGGTACTTGTTGACCCAGAAGAGAAGTGTTTGCTGATATGCTGCGTCTTCGATACCAATAAGACTAGCACCGTGCTTAAGAGCCAGACGCAGAGTCTCAAGAATAAGTTCTTCTGGATCTTTGACTCCAGCGTTAATCTCACGAATTGTCCCTTTGCCATCATATACATAGTGAACAGCAATGACGTTATCGTCGGAAGCTAGCCTAAATCCAGCAGGGTCTACTGTAATGAATACGCCATCAGGAACTTCCTCTTCAAATTCATAAGGACAGTCTGGAATAGATCCGTCGATGAGAGATAATGTCCTGCTAATAGGATCATTCATCACCTCAGCAAACCAGACGTCCGCTTCTCCTAGCTCCAGATCATGCATATAGGAGTCTAAGAGTTCCTCTAAAGAGTGCAGTTCAGGCCAGAGGGGCTCACCATTCTCTAGAATAGCACCAGTGATAAAGGAGATCCACTTGCTGTTATTCTTAAGCTGGAACAACATGCAGTTCTCAGAGTACATGTTACCAACATAGATGATAAGACGATCACCACGAGGAGCAATAATCTTAAAGGTGGCTACTAAGCGTTTACGAAACTTAAGAGACTCAGTAGGGGAGTCATCACACTCCTTAGTCTGAGCATCATCACAGAAAATAAGGTCCGGTCTATTGTGTTTGACGTTGATACCACGAATAGCCGAGTCAGCTCCTTTGGCTGCAATGATAATATTACGGTTGTGATAGAGCGCTTTCTTAAGTTCTTTGTTATCAGTAGACAGCTGATCTGTCCAACGGCCATAAATTGCTTCAGCATTATCAGATCCTAGCATCTCAGAAACGTCTGACACAAGCTCTTCTGCGAGAGGGCCATTAGCACAGATAACAACAGCAAATGTGATCTTATCGTAGGCAATAAGCCAAGCAATTAGAATCTTAATGAAGGTAGTCTTAGCATGACCGCGCGGAAGCCCCAGCGCAAAACGCAGAATACGCTGCATTTGGGCCGGAGTCCTGTTAGTAAGCATCTTAAAGATGGCTACATAGAAGGGAGGTAGAGCAGAAATAACAACAGTAGGCAGCATCATGGCTGCAAAGAAGTTAATATCTACCTTACCACGCTCATATGCCTCTGTAAGATCTACAGCAAGAGCACTTACTTCTGCTTGTACTGCTTCCGTAGAGCCTTCTACCGCTACAAGCTCGCTCATTTAGAGTCCTTAGGTGGTGCCTTGAAGAGAGCAGCCAATTTAGAGCTGGCTTTCAAGAGCGCAACTTGCTTACTTTCCGTAAGCGGAGACTTGGCTGGTACTTTCATTGGCTGCGGTTTCCACAGAATTGGTTCTTGTGACATTAGAAGGTGCCTCGAATTCGTTAACATTGTTCTCGGTAAGCTTCTGGACAGTCATTCTGGCAAACAGATCCTTAACTCCACCAGCAGACATAGGAGCCAGAGGTTTATTATCAATAGCTACTACCTCAGAACGCTCATTGAGAGTCATTACAGGTGCAGGAAGGACATGCTGTGGCAGATAGATATGAGCAATTTGCGTAAGGTTAGTGCCTGGCTGCTGTGCTGCTGGATGCTTGCGCTTATAACGTGCATCATTAGCCCGAGTAACCGAGTCAAGGGCTTTTGTGAGGTCACCAATCTCAGCTCCAGCTAGCTCCTCGTTCATCCGCTTGACGATATTATGCTCAAGAGACTGGTAGCGAGACTCCAAGACCTCATCAGCTGGCTTCTGATTGGTGATAAGAGCTTGCTCCACCTCAGCTTTGAAGTTCTCATTTTTCATCAGCTGGGAGATATAGCCTGGGGAGCAGCCAAGAATAGTAGCTACATCTGCGGCTTTGAGTCCATCAGCCAGATAAGCTTTGATTCGTTCTTTCATGATCTTCTCCTTAGAGAAACTTAAGAGGCACAGGAGGTGCTTTGGGACATTCTATCACAGACCTTGGCCCTTTAGGTTCTTGCTAAGTCGCTACTCAAGAAGGGGAGAACTGGTTGATATTGTGATCGTTAAGGAAGAGATTATAATGTATGTTTGCAGAAAAGTTTAGAAAAATGCGAGAGCTCCTTTTGATACGCGCGCCGCCGGCAGGACCAAAAAAAAGCCTACCGGGCGGGGTAGGCTAATTCTTTCGAGCATCTAATCATCGTGCGGATTATCTACTGTCATTCCTCGATCAACATTATACCGGAGTCTATTAGCTTTCAATCGAAGGGCCGTTTCTTTTGCAATCATATTGTAATGCAGCCATTCGCCAGTTCTAATTGATTGGATTACCAGCCAATATTTACCGCGACCATTAGACCATATCTCAGCCACTGGCAATTCGAGCAATTCAGAATATAATTGATGTGCATGTTTCATATTAGATTCTCCCAATTAGCGGGTTGGGTATTTGCCGAACATCATCATGTAGGTTTGTTGGAAGCTCAGTTTACGCCTCTTCTTAGCAATGATTGCAGCATCATAGAATCCAAAAGCCTCTACATCAGAGAGGACCAATTGAGCCAGCTTGATTGCGGATTTCATAATATACACCTTTGTCTGTTGGAAACTAGAGCCAGCTTATTCTGTGCTCTGATGTATATTATACGCTCATGGTTTAGAATGTCAACTACCGTCTGTCGGAAAATATAGACGAAAAAATACCCGACTGTTTAGGCCGGGCATTCTTTAGGAGAATCTAAGCAGTGGCTTAGAAGTCAGCGGTAGCAGAATCGCACACTTCCAAGATGCTCTCAATAGGGCGCTGGTAACGCTCTAGCGTCTCTTCATCCAAGCTAGTAGCGAACTGCTCAACATAAGCTTTCAGTTTACCCTTATGGTCCGGGGTTGCAAGCTCCAATGCCGTCTTGTTGCTGAAGTAAGAAACCATAACCTTAACGGTCGCTGCGCTCTTGCCAAGGGTATTAGCCCATGCTGCGAAAGCTTCTTTAACTTCACGAGCCAACTGCAATGCAGCGCCATTACCGCCACGCTCACCCTCAGCGCACAATTCCTCCCAATTAGTAGGAATCTTCAAACCATCCTTAACTTCAGCGGTACCGGGTTTCAGCTTGTTACGAGCATTGGCTTTCACGTAGGCCAGCATAGCCGACTGAACCCAATTGGCAATATCGCTCTCATAGGTGGGCAGGCCGTCTTCTACACCGGTCACTTTAGCACCTGCAACGACAGCGGCAATATCCGTCAGGACAGGAACCACAATAGGCACTTCGCCTTGCTTCTCGTATTTGCCACCGACTTTTTTCGACACTGCAATAATGATGTTTTCCATGATGTTTCTAAGCTCTCTATAAACAAGCTAGTAAGCCACTAGCCAAGGCTTTGCTCTTGTGAGCGGGTTTCTGGGGCGCTGTTCAACGAAGCCAGAACTGAAATATACCACACCTAGAACGACTGTCAACGGGTTTCTAGCAAATATCTTTAGAAGCCGACGAACGGTCTAGAAGATGATGAACGGTAGATTCTGGAAAGCTCAACCTCGATCACTGGATTCTTTCGATTTTTTGGCAATGAGGATCACACATATCTACCTAATAGACCCCCCACAGTTTGCCTGAGTGGTCCATCTTCACCAACTAAATACAGATCTAGCTTCTAAGCTGTTGGCCATTCTATGGAGTTAAGAAGAGGAATATATTCAGGGTATAAAAATTATTTAAGTAGAAAACAAAGAGAAAAATTTTAACTACACACATAAAAGACCATTCGCTTATCCTTCTACTCTTCACAAGCTCAGAGCTTAACACACTACTTACAGAAGCCACTGAATAGGTTAGTTGGTCAGAATGTCCATCTGAATTCTACTGCGGGGGGCTGGATATGTAGATATGTGTGATCGCCATGACCGGGCGTTTTCGGTGATTGCCAAAATCTATTGACCCCGTGACCTCGATTGAATAATACAATGCCCTGCGGGCAATAAACTGTGTTAATATGTCCAAGCGTATAGGAATCCCTATTGCCTAGCATATCATTCTAACCTTGGAGCTTATAGAATGTCAGATACTTTCAAACATAATGCCTTCACAGCTTTCTTCGATAAGAGCACGCGAAGCGATAACACCGGCCACCAATTCGAAGTCCCTCAGCTTGCTATGACGTCAGAAGAGATTAGCATTATAGCAGATGAAGGAATTGTACCAGTGGCTTCTAAGGTCCTCGCAGAAATCAATGATCGTATTAGCAAGCGCTCAGCTTCTCTAATTCAGTACAATTCTAAGCGCCAGAAGTTCTCTAAGCGCATCAACCTTGCTAATAGCAACGAACATGTAGCAGCAGTCTGTGACTTTACTGGCGCAGTAGTGGCTATTACGTTCCCTGCTATTCCCGGCAAAGTATTCTCCTATTCCTCCCCTCTCGCTGATCTTCGCAATGCACGTGGACTGGCTCAGGAAGGCAAAGATTATCTTCGCAAGCTGGACATTCAAACTACTGCTGCTGTTCTTATCACACTGGCCGACGATTATTCTCTGTTCCGTTATCAACCTTCTGATAGTGGCGCACAAAAGAATGCTATTCTGCGGACAGTAGCTAAAGACATTCTCATTGATGCTATTCTGTTTGTAGAAGAATTCATCAACTCCAATAACTGCAACTGGATTCCTAAGCTCTCACTCATTCTTAACGACGAAGTCGTGCAAGGTGGCATCCAGCATAGAATGTCTGAGTGGCTCAAAGTATCCCTCGAAGCAGTCTATAAGCCTGATGAAGAGTCTTACGAGGAATCTGTAACGCGTACTGCTAAAGAAATCAAACAGTATGCTTACAAGGCAACTACTACTGCGGCCACCAAGCGTGCTGCTATTGCCTTGCAGAAAGACTTTAGGCAGTGGAAGAAAGAGTCTAAAGATATCATTATCTCCATGGCCTCTGCTTCTGTTATTAGCCCTAAGCTCAAAGGCTTTTTGCTTACAATCGTTGCAGATCAGAATCTGATGCTTGCTGATGGCGCTATGGTTGATCTTATCTGCGAGAAGCTGAAGCAGCTCAAGGTAGCAGAAGCTATCATTCTTGCTGAGAAGATTTCTTACTTCCGTTCTAAGCTGCTGGACAGTGAAGAATCAGAGTTTGCAAAGCCAGCAGGTTCTTTCGCTGACCTTCCAGTAGGAGTCTACGTAGACTCTAAAGAAGCAGCAGAAGATAATGAGTTTGCCGATGCTCCTACTCCAGTAGTGGTAGAGTCTAAGCCCGCTGCCTCTGTTCTTTCTTTCAAAGAGCGTATCGCATTGCTCAAAGCTCAGCAGGCTACTTCTTCTTCTAATGTGCAACCTTCTAAAGTGGAGAACGATGATGCTCCTCTCTAAATCTAATATCAAACCAATGGCTGCTAGTCTTCCTCAATCTCCAGAAGCAGCTAAGAAACGAGTCTCTTTCAGAACAGTTGATAATGGGGTGTTGCTCCCACATATTGCAGCTTCGTACATTAAGCGTGTTGTCATAGTACCGAATAAGCTGACCTTGCAAATGTATCAGCAAGGCAACGGATTCTTCGAAGTTAGGCTGGATATGAGAGATGCTGACGACTTTGTTAATATCTCAGAGCCAACAGAAGTTATCTGCTCATTTCAATTCTGGCACGATGGTTCTAAGTTTGTTGTTATTCGGAAAGTAAGGAGCTAATATCATGAATCAAATTGATAACTACGATCACATAATCGTCAATAGCTTGTCCTTCGCACAACTTATCAAATTGTATGGCAAGGAATATGGAACCCTGCTCGATAAGCAAGGAAATTATTGGTGTGTGTTTAATAGTGCAACCAAGCAAGTTATTAGCGAAGTTGTTAGCAGCCCTAAAGTAGCTAATGATATTCGTGAATGCTTGATAGACCAGTGGGAAAATGACTGCGATACTAGCAAATATTAAGGAAAAATAATGTTCACACCTAACGAAGTTCAAATCCCCTGCAAAGTAGATGCTACTGGCTTTACTGACACAGTAGAAGTCGTGCTGTGGAAGGTCCGCGGCAATAACAACATTTTCTATCCCACAAAGATCGTAGCAGAAGAAGCCATCAAAGCTCTTGGCGCATCTTACGGTGATATTTACTTTGTTCGTTTTTATTCGGAGTAATATCATGGGTATGCAATGTCACTTCTCTCTCAATGATCTGCCACCAGCTACTAAAGTAGTCAGAAGCTATTGCCCTGATTCAGAAACTGTCTCCTTCTTTGTAGCAGATAAGTTCTGGGTATCAGATGGTGATGGTAAGAATGTCTGGTTTGACATAGGCTCTGCTACTGATGAGCAAATGGATGCTCTCAGGTTTCTTGTTTGGTCTCGCACCAGCTTCACTTGCAGCTAAGGATTTAACATGAAACAATCTCTTATTCTCATTCGCGGACTGCCGGGCTCTGGTAAAAGCACATTAGCTGAAAGCTTGGCCGATAGCTACATGTTGAATGATAGTAACCGGCGCTCAGTTACGATAGCTGAAGCAGATCAATTCTTTGAATCAACTCTAGGCTATCTTTACGATGCCAAGAAGATTCAAGCTGCACATCGTTGGTGCCAGATGAAAGCTGAGAAAGCTATGAAGGCAGGTGATATTGTTATCGTCTCCAATACCTTTGTAAAGCTCTGGGAAATGGAAGTTTATTTTAACATGGCACGTGATTTGCATATTCCAGTGCAAGTCATAGAATGCAAAAATCTCTTTGGTAGCATTCACAATGTGCCAGAGGAAACAGTCAAACGTATGGCCGCATCTTGGGAACACTATAATGTCACTCTCTAAACTCTCCGCTCGCATCGTTGAGCATAACGAACAGCGCAATTCTATTGTCGCTAAACTACTGGCTTCTAAGCGTCAAGATAATTCTTTTCACAAGGAAGAACTGACTGGCCTGAATGAAGCTCAGCAGCTTGCAGTCTTTGAATCTTCTATTGAACAGGAGCTAGAAGATCGTGCAGCAGAAAAGACTGCTCGGCATGTAGAAGCTGCAAGTGCTGGCCCTAAAAGCTTCCTCGAAAAGCTTAAGCTGAAGAAACTAGCAGAGCAAGCAGCCGCAGAAGAAATGGCTCCTGAGCCTGTCTCAGAAGAAGAGTTTGAGCGCACAGAGCTGTCTAAGGGCATCCAAGAATCCTTCTCTCTGAACATTGTTCTTAATGAGAAGCAGCTTGTAGCTAAGGACTTCGCATTCCAAGGTAAGAGCTTCTGTCTTATTGGTCCTGCTGGCACAGGTAAGACTACAGCGCAGCGTGCAGTAGCTGGCGCACTTCTAGAAGATGGCCGCTTGGAAATGTCTAGCTATAAGCATACGGATATCACCACTGGTTTCTCTTCTATGAAAGAGGCTCCTTCTATTGCCTTCGTAGCCTACACTCGCAGGGCTGCATCTAACATGAGGAAAGCAATTCATAAGGACCCAATTCTTGCAGAGAAGCTTCAGTACAACATCATGACCATCCATGCTCTCCTAGAGTATCGGCCAGAGACCTATTGGGATTCTGTGGAAATGAAAGAGAAGTTCCGCTTTGCTCCTACTCGCAATGCTGAGAATCCTCTGACCATTACCCACTTGGTTATCGAAGAAGCTTCTATGCTCGGCCTTGATCTGTGGGACAAGCTCTATGAAGCTCTGCCGTATGATGTGCAGATTATCTTTGTTGGCGATATTAACCAGCTGCCGCCTGTCTTTGGTCCTTCTATTCTGAACTATGCCTTGACTCAGCTTCCTATCGTAGAACTGACTGAGGTTTACAGGAACCAAGGGATTGTTCTTGAGAATGCTCACCACATTCTTAATGGCCGCAAGCTGGTAGAAGATAAAGACTTCCACATTGTCCGTGGCAAGAATCCTACGCAGCTTGGCCAGTCTAAGATGTGCTCTGTGGTTACTAACATGCTCAAAGTCTTATCAGAAACCACTGGCGATGATGGGCTTCCAGAGTACGATATTGAGAATGACATGGTTCTTAGCCCCTTCAACAAACAGGGTGGACGCGGAGAGAAGTCTGATCTGCACCTTGGAACTAATGCAATGAACAAGTGGATTGCACAGTTTGTTGGAGAGAAGCGGGGTGCAGTTGTCCATGAGATTATTGCAGGCTTTAACAAGCTCTACCTTGCAGAAGGTGATAAGGTCATGTTCAACAAAAGGGATGGCATCATTAAAAGCATCAACAGGAACCTACAATATCATGGCAAAGAACCGCAGCTTCCGGGCAAAGATCTTAGCCGCTTCGGGACTCGTATTCTCGGTGTGGATTCTGACCTTGACTTTGATGATATGGCTGGTGAGCTTGATTATTCTAACTTCAGTCTCGAAGCTCTAGAAGATGAAAAAGGAGAACGCAAACAGCAAGCTTCTCACTCTGTAGTTATCGACTACGGTGATGGCATGGAAGAAGAAGTTACAGCAGCAGGAGATTTCTCTGAGGCTTCTTTTACTCTAGGCTATTGCCTTACTGTTCACAAGGCGCAGGGCTCTGAATGGCGCAAGGTCTTTATTCTGCTTCACAAAGATCATGCAATCATGCTGTTCCGAGAACTGTTTTATACAGCAGAAACAAGGGCCAGGACTAAGGTAGTTGTTATCTCTAAAGACTACATCGTAGATCAGGCTATTGCCAACCAGCGCATCAAAGGCAACACGCTCAAAGATAAGCTGGCTTTCTTTAACTCTGGTATCAATGATACTATCTCTGTTACCTGCACTAAGCCTTCGGCTTAGGGAGATTTGAAATGGCCACTATCACTGACATCCTAGAAATCATAGAGCAGGATACCTCACCTAAAGGAGAGGAATGGAGAATTATTGCTGCTGCTAGTGCGGCTAATCTTACAGGTGCAGATTGGCAGACAGTCCGCCTTTACAAAGATGGCTGCAATGAGATTATCAACACACTTAGCCAAGCAGAGAAGCATATGTTTCTTAGCTGGGTTCTTATGTCCGAAGGGAGAATGTAAATGCTCACAAGAATTCGTGGCCACTCGATGAGGTCTATCATAAAGCATTGGCCTAATGCAGCTAACTCAACAGTGTTCACTGATCCTATTGATTATGTGAACAAAGAAGATTGGGAGAAATTAGCATATCAACGTGATGCATACGGAATTGCAGAAGGTATGCTCTATTCTCTCACTCCAATGGGGCAGCTTATGCTCATGGAATTTATCATCCTATCAGAACAGGAAGAAGAAAATGTCTGACTACCTCACACCGCGCCAAGTAGAAGTCTATGAGCGCATCATTATTAAACTTCTAAATCGTCCTAATTGGCCTTGCTTCCTTAGGCATGACTGGAGTCCTAGCGAGTGGGAAATTATTACAGCTATTGGTAACGAACATCCTGATCTGCCTGAGACTCCTACATCTTCTTGGATGGCTTCTCATCTTCGCATTCTTATTTGCAAGAGCAATGATCTTCTCAAGAAAAATTTAGATACAGGTAACATATCTTCTATGCCTACCATGGAAACTAGCCCCGGCCTTGAAAAGCAATGCACTATGGACAAGTCTATTGCAACTGTCTATTCTCTTATCAATAAACTAGCAGCTACAGATTTTCTCTATTCTATTCTCCTGAAAATCTACGATCACCCTGACATTACTTGTAGGGGCACAGAGAATCTCTGGATGATGGACATTCACATTGGCAATGCAATGCGGAATTATGCTGCTCAAGAGCGTCTTAATATAGTTAACTTCCTCAAAGGTTTTCCTCAACAATCGGAGCCCGGTAATGACTTCTAAACTCAAGCCTCACGAAACCCACAGCCTCATCGTTAATGCTGGCCTTATTCCTCAGAAGCAACAGACCTATGTAGCTGGTTCTAAAGAGGACAAGAAACTCTCTATGCTACTGGCTATTGCTGCACGTAAAGCAGAATGCAAACGTGGAGAAAAGAAATGACCTCACTTAAAATTGCTGAACAAGTAAACATGAGCCTCGTGTTCTCTCCTTTCAAGGGTGCATGGGTTCTCACAACTGTGCTTCCTAATGAGCCACCTGTAGAGGATGTTCTCACTATTGCACAGGCTGAATATTGGAAGAAAGCAGGAGTTCCTAACATGACTTCTGATGCGCACATGAAGATGATTCCCTCAATGCTGGATATCTTTTACTAAGGAGAACATGATGTTTCGTTCAGGTAAATACAGGCATCTTCAAAATAGACGAGAGTATTCAGACAATGAGCTTAGGCTGATCTATAAAGAAGGTTGCTATTACTCGTGAGCTTAATGCTAGAGCAGGCAAGACTCCACTACATTCTCCGCAATCTAGACGCCAGCGTATCGTACAGTGAAGCATGATAAATGCTAAGAACACTGCGGGTATGCTACGACGTAATCGCTACGAACTTGCTGCTGTGTCTAGAGAACTCGGGGATGCAGATAAAATCAAGGCTCTTAATATGGCACAGATAATGTTCGAAGCTGCTATGTATTTAGAGAGAATGATTAAGCAAAGCCAAGATTTGTATCCACCTAAGGCTAAGAAGAAGGAGAAAGAGAATGCGTGACCTTGATACTGACCCTATTGAAGTTAAGAGCTTGGTTCCCGGTATCTGGATTGCATTAGGTACTATCTCTTGGGATTCTTCTCGTATTGTTTGCAAGGAGCTATTCGACCTAGACCATACAGACCACTCAAGAAAAGCTTCCTCTCTTCCTCTTACTCTCTATATCGTAGAACTATGCTATGAACAACGTCGTAATCTGGGGTTCGAGACTGCTGGCATTAGCTCTCACTTGTATGCTGCTATGGCTAGGGTGGAACTAATCTGCAACTACTACACTATAGAAGAGCAGGATGCTATTTACAGGCAACTAGCTACTAGAAAAAAATCTCGATCACCCGGTTGACAAGTCAATCGATCACTGCTATACTTTCATATTCTGGAGCTACCAATGAAATTCATATCCAACTGGCTTGCATTATTCAAGCCTATCACATTAGAAGAAGATGCAGAAGAGCAGGCCGCTAAGGCAGTAGAAGATATTGCACAGTCTGATGCTGCTATTCTTCGTGCTCAATACATCAAGCACATGGCAGAATGGAAACTGCGAGCCATTGCTGATTGGTCTAACAAAACTAATGGAACTAATCATGTCTGATCTACCTATTGATTTTGTGGATGATGATCCTGATGATAACGAGTATTCTTATCGTCGGGTTCTTGATCTTCTGATGGAGAAAAAAGAGCTTATCCTTACCATCCACGAAGATGCAGCTAAGCCTCTTAAGCGCAACCTGACTGCTCTTAAAAGCAGGGACGCAGCTAAGCTTAAGAATGCTGGCCTCGAAGTTGGTGATGAGGTTCTTGGCTACACTGCCTATCCTACTAAGGAAGGTGATGATTCTCACGGACCTGGCATGATTAAGCTGCACATTACATACGGGCCTCGTAAGACTGTGAAGATTCATAAACTGGAGGTACCTGATAATGAGTTCTAAAAAGCCAGGCCGCAAGGGTATTCCGTACAGCATGGATGCTGACATGGTACGTACTCACATAAGAGAGAAGATTGAAATCTTGGGTGTCTCTATGCGGGAGTATGCTGATATGTGTGGCTACGATCATACACATCTTTCTAGGGTCTTGAATGGTCATAAAGAACCTGGGTCTAAGATCCTAGCTGCTGAGGGGATGCACGCTGTTGTTTACTATGAATACAAAGAAGAGGAGTAATTATGGCAAACTCTGAACTCTCCGCTATTGACCAAATGGCTGCTGATAAACAGAAGATCAAAGACTTATTCAATGCTGCTGATTATCTCAGTGCATGGGAGACTGGCTTTCTTCAAAGCATCCAAGGCCGGCTTGATCGTGCTTATCCTCTCTCAGAGAAGCAACGTGATTGTCTTGATAAGATGGTAGCTAAGGCTGCCGAACGGTTTGACTAAACTCTTAGGAGAAAAGAATGGGACTTAAAGAAATCCTCGCAGCTAAGAAGGCTGCCGCTGAAGCCGCTGCGAAAGCTGCTAACCCTGAGACGAAAGTAGAAGATGCGCCCAACAATCCTGACAGCCCTGTTGTCGAATCCCCGGTACTGGCCACGCCCGTATCTGCCTTGGACTACGAGGCCGGAACTCCAGAGTCTGCTAACCCACCTGCATCCGATAAGCCTCTGACCTTTGCTGAGAAGATGGCTCTTAAGAAGGCTGGTGTGGTAGCGGCTCAGGCTGTTCCACAAGCACCTTCTAAGCAGCTTGGTCCAGTAGAGATTGATCCTGCTATGATCCCTGAGAATGAAGCAGACGCTCAGGCTTACGTGGACATTAAGACTAAGATTCATAATCTCGAAGCGATGTTCGATGATGATCTTAAGAACGCAATGTCTGAGCTTAAGCAGGCTCTTAAGAAGAATCCTAATGCTACCGACCTCATGCTAGATGCTGATGTTGGCAAGATGGTTACTGCACTACGCCGCATGACTCATGTGGCACAGGTCGAAGCTACTACCAAAACCAAAGCTGGTAAGACTAAGACTGCTGTTAAGCTCAAGGATGCTCCTCTTACCAAAGAGGAAATCGAAGCAGCTTTCAACGATCTCTAAATAAAAGCAATTAGAAAGAAGGAATCACCATGATAAAACATATCTGTCATTATCGGGAAGCTGCTGATTCCCCGCAGTGGGATGAAGAATTTGATACGAAAGCAGAAGCCGACAAGAAAGCTCTAGAAGTTTTCCTCAATGGTGGTATTGCTATCGTTATCGATGTAGAAGTTCCCGACTCCATTCAACTGTCCGTTCCAACGAAAGATTAAGATCATGGCCAAAACTGTTAAGCCTCGTACCCAGACTCTCAGCAATGCGCAGACTATTGCAATGTTTGCTAACTGGATTACCTTGAATCCTACTGAGAACTTTGCCCCTGTCTTGGCTGCTATCTACGGTGTTATGCCAAAGCAGCCAGAGCAAGGTTATGCAGAAGCTCCTAAAGTTCCCATGCTGCATCGTGCGCAAGAGCTTGTCCAAGGTGCTCGTCAATCAGACTACGGTGACAAGCTCCAGAACTTCACGCAGATTGCTATGCTGTTCCAAGGTGTCCTTGCTATGAAGCTTCAAGCTCAGGCTCGTATCACTCCAGAAGATGTTGCAATGCTCATGATGCAAGTCAAGCTGGCTCGTCTGGCCAAGTCTCCTGACCACTTCGATTCTATTATGGACGTGGCTGGATATGCTGCTTGCTTTTCTATGCTGCAAGATGAACGCGCTGCTGGCAAAGCTTTGCCGGGTGCATTGGTAGATCCACGAGGCTAACATGAGCCGCATCAAAGTCTCCAAGAAATACCAGAGCTTCGGTTATGTTAATGTCACCCAAGATGAGGTAGATGCCTATAAGCAGCGTATGGTTATCTCTTCCAAAGAAGAGCGTGATGCTCATAATGCTGCCATAGAAGCTAAGAAGAAAGCAAAACATGAACGAAAAGTTCGTACCGATTAGACTCTCTCATTCTACGCTGGAAATGTTTGACCGCTGCGAGAGGCTCTTCCAATTGGAGAAGCTTCTGGTCACAGATTCTGTGCGTGATGAGAGTGCTGATCTTTCACTAGGTACCGCATTCGGTGTGGGCGTAGCTGATTATCTAGTCGATCAGAATCCAGAGCAGGCTCTTTACAGGGCTTGGCTAGCATACTGGCCTGAGATAGAGACAGAGAAGAAGTCTATTCCCCACTTGATTGCTCTTCTATCCAAGTCGTTCCCCTACTTGGACACGATGTTACGCGATTACGAAGTCCTACACTTCAATGGAAAACCTGCTGTAGAACTTAGCTTCCGTGTTAATATCAATGCCCACTATTACTACGTTGGTTACATGGACGTTGTCCTCCAGAACCGCTATGATAAGACTGCCGTAGTAGTAGACGCTAAGAGTACAGCATTGCAGCTGCTTGATCTTTCTCCTGTTTATCAGAACAGTGGGCAGGGCCTTTCTTATAGTATCGTGCTTGACCGGATTCTTGGAGAGAAACGAAGCAACTATGCTGTAGGTTATTTTGTAGGTCAGCTTGGCAAGGATTTCAAGGTAGAGATTAAGCCACTGATCTTCTCTAAGACCCTGCTTGACCGTCTTAACTGGTTCATTCAGCTAGGCATGGACATTAAGAGACTAGAGTTTGCAGAAGAGATGGGCTTCTATCCACGCAGAGGCGGTGCCTGTCTTAAGTACAATAGACCCTGCAAGCATTTCGGTACTTGCACTCTTTCTTCTATGGACATTCCCCGTAAACGAGAGGATGACATTATCGAGTACGACTTTGTATTTGACCTTGAAGAACTTATTGATGACCACATCTCTCGTATCAACTCTTAAGGAAACTATGAGCAACTTATGGATTAACTGGAGATTCGGAACTAGGCATTTGCAGATTGGCCTTAATGGTATTAGCTTCAATGTTAATCCATACTACGTAGCCAATCCTCCAAGTAAGTGGTTCGAAAGGTATTAAAATGGCTATCAAGTTGATGACCACTGTAGAAGATGGCCTCGGTACAGTTGGCAAGTCTGTAGTAGCTGACACTGCTGAGGACTATGCCATTCTACAGACTATCTTCCAGCGTGCAGGTAATCTTTGGCCTGATGCACCAGCTTCTGCTAAACGTATTATTGATCTTGTAACTAATGGACAGGTCATGCAGAATTATGACCACGAAAGGAACTCGCTATGAGAAAGTTTAATTTTGAGTTGGCAATCCTTGGCATGAACGCCATGTATAACTTGCCTATTGCAGCCACTCCCAGCTTTCAAGAAGAGATTAAGTGGCAAGTTAAAACCTTCCCTGCTTATCAATCTAGAGAAGGCATCGAGCTTGTAATGAAGCGCCTGCAGGATTTCTTCGGAGGTATCCTTAAAGACGAGCTAGACGAGCATAAGGCTATCATTGATAAGCTAGATGCAGAGTGTTCTACTATGGATGCATTGGTAGAGATAGCTGATCTTCTCGGGGACATTCAAGTCTACTGTGCTTCTGAGATGGCTCGCTTCGGTATTCCCAATTCTGAGGTCTTAGAAATCATTATGAAAAGCAATGAGTCCAAGCTCGGTGCAGATGGTAAGCCTATCTACAATGAGCAGGGTAAGTTCATGAAGGGTCCTAACTACTGGAAGCCAGAGCCTAAGATTCGTGAGCTGCTGATTAGCCTGCTGCCTGAGAATAAAGATGACACTCCTTAATGCTGATAATCCTGATCCTGATTCTCACTTCGAGAATACTATGGTAGAGGTGCTAGAAGGTTTTGTTGCCAGAGAGGGTGACCTTTATGCTAAAGCTATTGCAAGTTGCATGAGTGTTATCAATCTAGGGCAGATGGGACACGAAGGCCGAGCAGTATCTCTACAGATAGCTACCATTTTGAATGCGCTTGATCCCATCAAGTTTGACCTGCTAAAGATGGAAGCTGACATTAAAACACTGTTTCGTTTTCAGAACGAAGCTATTCTAAAAAGGATGCAACAAGATGGACCTTCTTCAACTTAAGAAAGCTACAGCTAGAGTTCAGCCTAACCATTCCATTCTCTTGTACGGCCCACCTAAGGCTGGCAAGACAAAGCTGGTAGGCACTGCTGCTAAGATTGCACAACTCAAGCGTATCTTTTGGATCGACCTAGAGAATGGTGTTGAGACTCTGCTTAATGCGGGACTGTCTGACGAGGAGCTGGCTAAGATCATTGTGATTAAAGTCTCCGACACTCGTGATAATCCTATTGGCATTGAGACTGTCCTCAAGACCTTTACCTCTAAGGTGCCTGTTGATCTTTGCGAACTGCATGGCCGAGTAGATTGCGCAGAATGTAAGAAGGCAGGCAGTGGTTTTATCAAGTTCCACTTAGGAGGTTGCACTCATGATGATCTTGTTGTCATTGATTCAGGCTCTCAGCTTGGCGATTCTGCTTTGGCTGCCGCTTGTCTGGGTAAACCGAATATGTTTAAGCCTACCTTCGACGAATATGGCATGGTCAATAAGTGGCTTGGTGATGTGTGTTCTGTTATTCAGCAGTGCGCTAATACGAATTTTGTGGTTATTACTCACGAAGTAGCATTCGAAGATGACGAGGGCAAAGACAAGATCGGTCCTCTTATGGGCTCTAAGCAATTCTGCCAGAAGGTTGCTAAGTTCTTTGGTACCGTAGTCTATGTCCACAAGAAGATGAATAAGCACGTAGCTGGTTCTTCTTCCACCTACAGAGGGGACTTGCTTACAGGCTCTCGTATTAACGTAGCATTGGAGAATTCAAAAGAACCTTCTATGTTTGACATTTTAGTATCCGGTGGAGTTCTCAAAGCTCCATCTGCTGAAGCAGCTCAAGTTCCACAAGAACAGAATGCTGTGGAGAGCAAATCTGCACTCTCATTGGCCGAGAGAATTGCAGCTTCCAAGGCCGCAACACCTGCTAAATAACATTAGCTTTTCAACTTTCATTTCATTTTCATCTAGGAATCATTATGTCTAACGCTCAAATCCTCGACCTCGACGCATTGCTTGACACCGACATGGGTGCAGTGGCTACTCTGCCTGATTACGTTACTCCTTCTAAAGGAACCTATCGTTTGAAAGTCACCGAAGCTGGCACCAAGAAACGCAAGGACAAAAAGGGTAAAGAAGTCATTGGTCTTTCTATCACCTATTCTATTCTGGAAACCATGGAATCAGAGGAAGCTCCATTCCCTAATGGCTCACTGTTCAATGATCGCTTTCAAGCTACAGAAGAAGGCCTCGAATACTTCAAGAAGCAGGCTATGAAAATTCTGAACGTGCCTGATCTTGATGGCGTGAAGATGCGTGAAGTGTTTGATGGACTCACGAATACCGAGTTCGATTGTGCTATCACTGTCCGTAAGACGAAGGCTGCTGACGGCAAAGAGTATGACAACATCAATGTCCGCCCCTTGCACGTTGATCCTAAAGGCTAAGCTCTAACAGAGTAACGCTACTGCCTTCTACTGGTCACAAGCTGGTCGAAGGCAGTCTCATTTATTCTGCCTGCTGTTCAACATAACTATTAAGGAAGTCATGCGAGTTCTCCTGAACTACGAAAAATCCGAGAAGGATTATCTTGGTGGCATAGCCTATATGTTCCGTCGTCTTGGCATTGACGCAGTGTCTAGTTCTATGAACCTGACTATTGGCGAACTGATGCACAAGGCTAAGCTGGCTGGCTGCTCTGCTATTGTCTGCAACAACGAACAGACTCTTCGCTACTTGGTGCCGGGGGAAGCACCTACTGTAGATAAATGGCGTGGTACTAGGCTCAACTTTGAATTGCCTACTATCATTATCAACAAGCTGGCTCATATGCACACAGTACCTCATGGTGACTGGCTGCTAGAGCGCGACCTTACTAAGCTCAAGAGCATCTATAGGAAACCTACGCCCTTTTCCTACAAGAAGATTCTTGACCGCTATGCAATGGCTTCTGTTCTAGAAGAACTCTCACAAGCTATTGTTATCTCTCATGACATTGAGACTAAGACTCTGCCCGGACCTACGGAGCTGGAGGGTGGACCTACGCTTATCACTTGCGCAGGCTGGACTGGAGTATATGCTGACGGCACGCTCAAGACCTATGTCCTGCCTCTCATTGATTATGATGGTGACCATTGGCCTGATGACAGAGACTATATTGCAGCCATCAAGTTCATGCGCTCTGCCAATGCTCTGTCTATTGCCAAGGCTATGCACAATGGCATGTATGATGCTACGCACTTGATCCGCTACCACTGCGAGCCGCATCATTACACTCTCGACACCATGTACTTGGCGCACTCAGAGTATTCTGAATTGCCTAAGAGCCTTGATTTCGTAGCATCATACACCCTGTACGATTACGTATTCTGGAAGGATGATGCAGAGCAGGCCGCTAAGAAGAAAGACCAAGAGAAGTATTGGGCATACAACGCTAAGGATACTTGGTACACTGCAAGGATTCTGATCGAGCAACTGCGTAAGTCGCAGGCTTATACGTTCACCAACTACAAGAAGCAGTTCCCTCTTGTCTATCCCTCGCTCTACTCTAACTTCGAAGGAATCAAGATAGATCAAGAGAAGCGAGTAGAACTCAGAACCGCAGCTGATATTCGTTTGCAAGAAGCAATGAATCGTTTGCAGACAATGTTTGCAGACCCTAACTTTAATCCAGGTAGCTGGCAGCAGGTAGAGAAGTATGTCTACGATGTATTCGGTGCGAAGAAGCCAAAGATTGGAAAGAGTAAGTCAGGTACGGATGAGAAGAACCTTAAAGCTGTCTCTGAGCAGCACCCCTTGCTTGCACGTATTTGCGAAGAAATCTTGGAGTATCGTGGTAGTCAGAAGGCCATTGGGACCTATTATGATTTCTTGCAATGGAGAGGCCGCCTTCTCTGGGCGCTTAATCCATTCGGAACAGACACTAGCAGGATGGCATGTTCAGCTTCTAGTTTGTGGGTTGGAACGCAAGTCCAGAATATTCCGGGATATGCTAAACCAATGCTCATTGCTGATGAAGGATTTGAAATCTTCGAAGCAGATAACAAGCAGTCTGAAGGAAGGACCACTGCCTACTGCTCTCAGGAAGAAGCTCTCATCGCGGCGCTTGAAGATGCAGAGAAAGACTTCTATCGTACGCTAGGAACCTTGTTCTTTCGTATGCCTTATGAAGAGGTTGATGACTTCTTTAGGAACAAGGTGCTCAAGAAGATTGTCCACGGCACCAACTACATGATGGGCGCAGGAACTTTCATTGAGAACATCGGCGCAAGGATTCTGTATCAGACTGCTGCCAAGCTAGGCTTGGAGATTGTAGATATTGTCAAGGCTAACAATAAGAATCAACGAACGCTCAAAGGTTTTGCCAAAGAGCTTCTTGATCTTTATCATAGTCCTTTCCCTCGTGTTCGTATGTGGTATCAGGAGATTAAGAATGAGATCAAATCAACAAGCTACCTTGTCAGTCCACTTGGACATACAAGGAGATTCTTTGGAGATATTGACCGTAACCACAGTATGCTTAGAGGGGCAGTTGCACACCAGCCGCAGCAGCTCAGCGTCGAGATTCTCAACAGAGGATTCGTTAGAGCCTACAGAGACATTGTTCTACCAAGTGATGGAGACTTTCGAATCAAAGCTCAAATCCATGACAGTATCTTTGGACAATGGCGGATCAATAGGAGGGATGAGTTCGCAAGAAGGCTCGCAGACTGTATGTATAATCCCGTCAAGATTCATGGACGTACTCTAGTCATTCCTATTGACATTAAGTATGGACAGAATTGGGGCGAGGCAGATGAGTCTAACCCTAACGGAACTAGGAAATACAAAGGGCTGAAATGACGCACAACCCTATCAGGATTCAAGATGACTTTATTAGTTCTTACATGCGTCTTTGCGATCTGGATAATTCTGAGGCGCCAGCTATCTATCATAGATGGGTGTGTCTTAGTATTCTTGGTGCTTATATGGGGCGCAAGGTATGGATAGACTTTGGTATTGGGCCAATATATCCTAACCAATACATCATGCTGATGGGCTCACCTGGTACTCGTAAGGGTGCTGCTATGGCCATTGGCAGGAGACTTCTAAAAGCTACAGGGTTCAATAGATTCTCAGCGGACAAGACTTCTAAAGAGCGCTTCCTTATGGACATGAAACAGTTTGATCTGCCTACGAACGCGGCTCTTGAGGATGTAGAGGACCTAGCTTTCGGTGATCCCTCAGAATCTTACATCATGTCAGGAGAGTTCACAGACTTTATTGGCCAAGGTAACATGGACTTCATTACGCTGCTGACTAATCTCTGGGATAACTTAGGAGAATACACACATCCTAAGATTCAGGGCAAGAGTGTGATGGTCCACAAGCCTACTGTTAACTTGCTAGGGGCTAACACTCCTGATGGATTTGCACTAGCCTTTCCACCAGAAGCTCTAGGCAATGGCTTCCTCTCTCGTGTTGTGTTGCTTCATGCTGATCCTACTTCTAACAAAGTTGCATGGCCTACTGCACCTGACCCGCTATTGCAAGCCACGCTAGTTAACAGGATGATCGAAGTAAGAGATGCTATCAGTGGAGAGATTGTTGTAACCAAAGAAGCCAAAGCTATTGGCAAGGAGATTTATGATAACGAGATTCCAGTAGATGACCCACGTTTTATCCACTACCAGCAACGACGATTTACTCACTTGCTAAAAGTATCTATGCTACTTGCAGTATTTGATATGTCCGATAAGATTCTCCCTATTCACATCAGGAGAGCTAACTCCCTACTAGCACGAGCAGAGAGAGTTATGCCTAGGGCATTGGGAGAGTTTGGTGCTTCTAAGTATTCCTCTGTAGCAGGTAAGCTTCTCAGCTATCTCTCAGGCTGCCATAAGCCGCAGACTCCGGGGGAATTGTTTCGTGTGATTAGTAGAGACATTGGTAAAATGTCCGAGCTTGTTGACATTCTTCAGAACCTCAAACACTCTGAGAAGATACAAGCTGTTAGCGTTGGCGGAAAGAGTGGGTACTTGCCCATGCATAAGACCAAGAAGGAATGGCCTGAGCATCTTCTTGATAATAGTTGGTTAACTGAACAGGAGCTGATATAATGGATGATAGTTCGATAGATCATGTAGATGAAGAGGTGCAGGGTATTAATTTTGGGCAGGCTTTAGTATTTCTTAAAGAAGGACATAAGCTACAGCGGGCTGGCTGGAATGGAAAAGGTCAGTGGGTTCTTATGCAAGAACCTGATGAGCACTCGCTTATGACCCAGCCTTATATATATATTAAAAACGCTCAAGGAGGCTACGTGCCTTGGGCGCCCAGTCAAGGTGATCTTTTTGCAGAAGATTGGCAAGTAGTTTATTACTAATTTTAGAAACTAATAGGAGCTGATATGACAGACTTTATGGTAAACCTAGATAATGCGCTTCCGCTAGAGAAGCCTAAGAATTTGAATCCTCTCGTAATCTACCATGCTAACTGTGCTGATGGATTCTCAGCTGCATGGTGCTTCTGGAAAGTGCAGGCAGATTGGGGCATGGACTTCGACTTTCATCCGGGAGTGTATAATGACCCGCCTCCAGATGTTACAGATCGTATTGTTTATCTTGTTGATTTTAGTTATAAAAGAGATGTAGTAGAGAAGATGCTGGAGACAGCACAGGCTATTACTTTGATCGATCACCATAAGACTGCAATTGATGATCTTGCAGAACTGAACCATAAGAACTTCTATAAGTACACTGATCTAGAACGTAGTGGTGCTATCCTTGCATGGGATTATTTGCATAACACTCAATTTGCTGGCGACAATCCTTTAGCATTTGAGCACTGCATTACTTCAGATAGTTCCTATTACAAAGTTCCGCCTAAACTTCTGGAACATGTGCAAGATCGTGACCTCTGGAAGTTTAAGCTAGCAGGTACTCGTGAGATTCAAGCAAACGTATTCTCTTATGAATATACATTTGAGAACTGGGACAAGCTCATGAATGCTTCGGCTACTGAGCTTCTTGGAATGTGGAATGCTGGTGCAGCCATTGAGCGTAAGCACCACAAAGATATTAAGGAGCTTCTGAATGTATGCCAACGGCCCATGGACTTCACGATTCTTAGAGATGATCCATTCGAATCTGCTGGTCACAAGTACGCTGATACTATTACTGTTCCTGCTGCTAGTTTGCCTTACACTTTTACTTCCGATGCTGGCCACGCAATGGCAGCAGCTCACAAAGAAGGGACGGAATTTGCTGCTTGCTATTGGGATACTGCAACCCATCGTATCTTTAGCTTGCGCAGTTGTGATAATGGCATGGATGTTTCTGAGATAGCTAAATACTACAATGGAGGAGGACATAAACATGCAGCAGGATTCAGAGTCCCCAGGGACCACCCTTTGGCGAAGTCTTAAACATAGGCTTGCTTTTCAAACCAAGTATCAAAGAAAGGAAGAGAGTATGGGCGTTTATAATTTAGACGAAGTCTTAAAGACTCTTCGTTATACCACAGATGAAGTAACCCACTATGCCACCGAGGAAGGGGGTACTTGGCAAGTAGCTACTAATGGCTGCGTACCTTGGAATGCTGTTTCTTTCAAAACAAAGCAAGGAGGCTATTGGAACATAAACAGTGGTTGGTTTCCTTGGAGTGGACATAAAGAAGAAGGTAACTTGATTAAGCCAGAAGATCCTAAGCATCCAATGAATTCTGAGAACGCGCATTACAGAATTCCTATTGCAGTGCTTGCTACTTTGCCTGAACAAATGCAGAAAGACTTTCACATTATTCGTGAGAGAGTAGATAGGATAGTCTGTGAAGATAGAAAATTTGAAGCATTCTTCGCTGATGTGGAGTTTGGCCTATCTGCTTATGGTATCTCTCCTGATGAGAAGTCTAGAAAGAATCTCAAAGCTATTTTGAAAGGCAGCTATGGCAAATTCAAACGAGCGTAGTTCCTATCAGAAGTTTGATCGTAACGCACTGACTGAGCACTATAAGCGCAGCGATCATAACGACTTTGCAACTTCCTCAGAACTTAAGAAGAAGAAGTTTTCAGGCTGGCGGCATAATTCTGTAGCTGAGGTTATGGAGTTGTGGGTACTAGGAGAAGTCAAACGCACTATTACTCCACAGATGTATGGTCTTGATCCACAGATTATGGAAAAGACTTACGCAGAAGTGTTCGCACTCTAAAAGAAAAAGCCCCAAGGACCTAAATCCAAGGGGCTTTTTTACGTCAATCTGATTCTTAATCCAGATTGTTTATCATAAAGTTCAGAGGGTCATCATCCCTGAGCTTGTCCATGAGAGCTTCCTTACCACTCATGTCAGTCTTGGCAATTGCATTCTTATATGCTGACCGCCATCCTGTAGGAGTACCATTATTTCTAAAGTATTCCTCAGCCCACTCTGCAATCCTTTCAGAATCTACACTACCATTCCTGATAGCAGTCCGCAGCTTGTTAACTACCGCCTGCCTATTGTCTCGGTCCACTGATCCGTAGTGTTGGTTCAGATGCTGTGCTTCCCTGAGCTTAGCTTCTTCCATAGGACGCAATGCCATAACTCTAGCTGCTACTCCAGTAAAGCTCCAGACTTCTTCAGCATTCTGTACAGTGTTACCTGCACGAGTCATGCTGTAATCAGACAAAAGCTCAGCACCTCGGGCCAATGGCCTGCTCATAGACTGTAAACTCAGGGCTTGTAGAATAGCTTGGCCAGTATCCTGGTCCCCACTAGCTACTGCTTTACCTACTGAGCCAATAGCCTGCGCCATCTGAATGCCCATGTTCACAGCCACTACTTGATCAGCACCTGCTAGTACGTTCGGAAAGCGTGGATCAATGTCACCCCTAGTATAGAACGCAGCACCAGTCAAGTTGCTTGGCAGTCCATAAAGAGTGTAACTAGCTCCAGTATCTCCAAGAGCACGAAATGTTCCTGTCGTCAAGTCTACGTTATCATCAGAGAAATTCTCTGCAATAGCCTTGCTGATAGGATCGAAACCCGGCAGAGAGCTGGTTCCAAAGATGCTTGTCTGGGCCATAGCAGCTTTTCCCAGCGTGGCGAAATCCTTCAACTCCGCAGCCCTGTAGACTCCTTGTGCAAGCGTCAGCATGTAGGTTTGAAACAGGCCCATAGCCACTCCCATAGTCCCCTGAAAGAACACAGGCCGCTGAGAAGCTGTGTAGTTTCCTAGTGCCTTATCCATGAAATCACGAGCAAAGATCGTTACGCCATTATCGGACAATTCAGGATAGAGTCTCTTGGCCAGCACGGCTCCAGTGTGCATCATCATCTTACGGCTCAGAGCTTCAGAATAATCAGCAGGCTTACTGAGCATAGCCACAAACGAAGAGTCTAGCGCGTTCTCAATAGTAGAAATTGCACCTTTCTCAAATGCCCGTGATGCTCGCAGAACTTCGGATGCTTCTGAGACCAGAGGTTTGTAGTATCCAAGCTCTTCCCACTTTCTGCTCAAGGAAGCATATCGTGGAGAGTTCATTGCCCGGACACCTTCAAACATAATCTGCGTAGTAGGTACTTTAGCTGTTCCTTTAGCAATTCCCATGAAGGTCTCTGGCATAGCCTTGCTATTAGCGAGAGAAGTTAAGATAGGCATACTCATGAGGTTGACAATAGGGTGAGCCAATTCACCAAACCTAAGAGCAATCGTAGCAGCCAATGCGTTCGATGCAGTCACGATACGCTTGCTGGTATCAGGAGTATCCAAGAGAGTAGACACGCCATACTTCTCAATAGCCACTGCCCTGTCGTAGACTTCGAATGGATTAACCACTCCAGCTTTGTTAAGCTCTTCTGAGAACTTATCGTAGTTGAAGCCCTTCATATCCTCAGCAGCCATAGGCTTCTTAGAACTGAAGGGGTTCTTAAACCGAGGAGCAGCAGCAAGTTCAAATGCTTTACCTACTGCATTGGCACCCATAGACAGGCCGATTTCAAAGCTCTTGTTAATGCTCCTCCAGCCCTCGTATTCACCGAGAGAAGGATTACCAATCAACAGGTTCTTCATAGACGCAGCTGCATCTTTAGGAGCCTGCGTGATACTACGAACAAAACTCAGAGTCTGTCCTTCCGTAGCAGACTTGTTGATAGCTGAGAAGTTATCCAGCGTATCAGTAATATCAGATAAGGCCAGATCAGACAGGTTCCTAACTTGAGCATTGATATAATGTTGATAGCCACCGGCAGTCTCTGCAAGAATGTCAGTAGAAATCTTAGGAATAGCAGATGCGCCAGTACCTGTCTTAGTCATGCCGACATCAGCACGCTTCATGTTTACAGTATCCAGGCGTCCGTTCAGCTTGCTCCACCATGCCTGATTATCTTTAGTGACAATCAGCAGGTTAGGGTCTTTCTGAAGCTCTGGTGTGAAGGTTCTAATAGCATCATCAAGTTCAGCCTTGGTCTTGCCCCACAGCATCTGGGTAGTATCCGAAGCCCTGTTGTGTACATAAGCAATGAACTTATCTACAGGATTAAAGGAAGGAATCCAGAGGCCAATGTCGCTAAGATTAGCAGAGCCAGTAATTCTCCTAGATACAGATGAGAGTTCATACAACTCTTTAGACGCATTCTGCATTTGCGTAAGAAGCTGATCCGTCCCTTCCGTGACAACAGTGAATGGTTTGCCATTATAAGTTACCGGTTCCAGTACAGTTACCGGCTTACCATCTTCTCCCAGCTTCTCAACCTTTTGCCAAAACTGCTTGTCCTTATAAATTCTCCAGCCGCTCAGACCTGCATTCAGGTTATGAGCCACAGAGTATTCTGTCAGAGAAGCCACATCCTTAGACACAGTGGACATGAATTCGCTGATAGGCTTCAGAGTAGCAGTCTCCACCTCGTTAGCAATGTTCTGAATCTGCTTACCTACCATCGAGAAGATAGGACCCAGTTCTCCCATATTACGAGCTGCCTGATCAGCAGACGTGATGAAGCGATTACCAGCCGATTCGTTGGTAATCTTAGCAAGGTTCATTCGTGCTACATCAAGTCCTTCTTTCATATCACTAAAGAAGAATTGTCCAAGCTTGCGAACAGCAGCCGAAGCTGAGTTCATCATAGTCATGGACTTGAAAGCTCCATCGATGTTAGTAAGAGTACGGGCATTCAGGTTAGCTGCACCCTTAGTATAGACTTCTTTCTTCAAATTCCCGGACAGTTGCAGAGGGCGATTGGTCACAGCATTAGCAGCTTCCACATCCTCAAGCTTCTTGAACGTGTTAATGTCTGGCAGAGCTTCAAAAGCATCCAAGTCACGTGCAGAAGCAATAAACTGATTTACAGATGTTTCAGGCATATTAGCCCGCTTAGCGATCACAGCAGGCGGATAGCCCTTAGCGATAAGCGAAGTGACAAGAGAGAACTTGTTCTCAGATAGATAATCATTGAGATCACCCAGCCGGGCTTCATAAGCAACAGCAGGTTTCTTAAGCGAATTCTCCATCTGCTTGCGGAACGCAATACGACCATCTGTAGACAGGACAGCCTCAGCTTCACGAGCCGATGCACGGACAAGAAGTTCTATGTTATCTCCTGATGGCCCAATATCTTTGATAGCTGCGACCACATCATCTACGTCAATCTTATAAAGCATAGTCTTGCCACTAGCTCCAGTGAACTGACCTGCCTTACCTACGGTCACTGCCATAGACTCGACCGGATTCTGGCCGAAGATCTTAGGAGCATTGACGCCACGATAAGCATAGATCTTACCATCAGCATCTGCCAAAGTAGACAGAAGATCCTTGCGAAGCTGAATAGACTCAGCACTCTCATAGACTTCTGCGAACTTCTCAGCCAATGCCATGTCATCAGTGTTACGTGCATTCTTAGCATATCCACGCGCAAAGTAAGCCACAGCTGCCTTGTGCATAGCAAGCACACCTGAGCCTGCTTTCCAAGAGCGAAGCATATCATGAGCAGTACCCTGACCGCGAGTCTGCATAATGTCATATTTACTGCTAACAGTAGAGTTGTTCAACAGGCGCTCAGCAGCTTCCTGATACTTGACAGGAGTGCCGCCGAGTGTGCGTTGAATATTAACTTCGTCAATAATAGCCTCTGCCTGCTGCGCACGATCAGCGATCTTGACCTTAGCAGTATTGCGAAGTACATCAGACTGGTTAATCCTAGCAGCCAAAGCCTGGACCTGAGGAATGTCACTGGCGCTAACAAGGCTTTTAGCCAGATACTCCTGCATGGCATCGTCATCAAGCTTTGAGAACTTGGTAATCCATGCAGCATATTCTGCTTCTACTGCTGGAGTAGACTTGGCCAAAGCTTCAAATGAATACTCGAAGTTAGGCACACTGCTGTTCTTAGGCAGTGATTTAATAAGATCCTTTTCAGTTAGATTAAGAGCAGACATGCCACCATAGTGCTGCACATCTTTCTTAGTACCGAACTGTCCAGTCTCAGGAAAGAACACACTCTCTACTGATTCCTTGTCGCCCAGTCTATTAGTGGCCTTAAGCACAGGCTCGTTCATCAGCAAGTTATTCATCTTGCCCATAGACATAAGTTCAGGAGCAGTGATACTCTTGATCTTCTCTACTCCCCAGAACCCTTCGCCACTATTAACTGTATCCATTAGACGCAGCTTAGCAGCCTGATCCAAGCCTTTCAATTCAGAATCAAGCATGGCATCGAAGATCTCAAGCTGCTCTTTCTGCATCTCACGCTGAGTCTTGAGAGCATAGCCATAGGTAAGATCATCGAACTCAGTCTTACCAGCGGCCTTACGACCTTCGATAATGTTGTTAAGATTCTTGACGTTCAAGCCAAGAGTCTGTACCTTCGTAGCTTCTGGCATAGCAGGGCCAACTGGCTTGACTGCGCCGAGAATAGTCTCAAACGTAGAAGCTTCCACTGCGCTAGTGGCTTTTCTGAGCTGATATGCATCAGAGATCAGACCAAAGGTCGAGCCAATACCTCCGCCAAGAGCCACGCTCAAGGCAAAGTTAGAAAGGCCATCATCCATGTAATCTTCCATGTAGCTATGAGCATTCATGGTACCCAAGATGGCCAATTCAGCAGCTACTGCATCAGCAGTTTGATTAGCTACGGTCTTGCCGCGCATACCCCAGATAAGCTGCTTGTATTTAGTAGAGTCTTTAGCTCCATTAGCAAACAGCTCAGCTGCGGCAGCCACATCACGCTTCTTACCGGCAGTAGTAAACCAGTTAACGGCCTTAGAGCCATTACGCATAGCTTGCATACCTTTGACAGCCAAGCCACCGGGAAGAATGGCGCCACCAATAAGAGAAGCTGTCTTGATCGTATCAGGATTCTCTTGGTAGATACGGAGTGCATCACCACTAATACGGCCAAGAAGATCCTCTGTCTGCACTTCATCAGTACCTGGGAGACTGTTCCAAATAGAGGCACCAATGTCTACTGCGGTTGCAGTAATACCACCAGTCAGTGATTGTAGAATGTTAGTCTGCGAGTCAGAAGTATTGCTAATGAGACCAGAGTTGATCTCAGTATCAAAGCTCTCTTCCCGAGGGAATAGGATGTCCATAGTTCTCTTTCTTTAGTTACCGAGCAGATCAGCAATGTTAGTCACTACTGTGCGAGAGATATCTTCTGTCCAGCCCCAGCGTTGTTTATACCACTCAGCAAGCTGGCCTTTTTCTTTAGCAGCAGTGTCAATGCGCGAGAGAATAGAAGCAGAGTCCACGCCACCGAACACACTCTTAGACTGCTGCTGAGCTGCTTGACGCACAGACTCTTTAAAGGCCGCATACTTAGCCAGTGCCTCAGGGCCAGTAGTAGCGCCTACATAAGCTGTCAGCACAGAATCAAGATCCGTCTTACCTGAAGTAGTAAGAGCAACCTCAGTAGCTGCTTGCACTTCAGGGTCAGTAGAATTCCAGGTGCTAACATCAGACACAAACTTAGCAGTCTTATTTGCCTTGAATGCAGTAAGAGCAATCTCACCACGCAAGCTTTCGTACTGAGCTTTTTCTTCTTTAGTAGTACCAGAAGCCAATGCATTGTAGCGCCCGATGGCAGCCTTACGAGCAGCTACTTTGTCACCAATAATGCTAGCAGTAGAAGCCATAGCCCATGCATTGATAGCATTTGGATCATTAGCAAGCTGTTGCATAGACCGGATTTCTTGGTCAATCACATCAGGTGGCCGGCCAGTAGCTACTGCCTCTTCTTGCACAGTGAGAGCACGAGCCAGCTTATTGCCACGAGCTGCCAGCTTAATGATGTCAGCAGGATCAGACTGGATCAGCTCACGGAATGCTGGATCACTGGTCATCTGGCGTTGGAAGTAAGCTACCATCTCACCTTGGTTATCAGGCTTAGCTGCAAGCTCAGGATTCAGCCGAGACATAATCATCTTCTGCTCAGCCGAGAAACTATCGTAGCGCTCCTGAGCAATAGCATCACGTTCGATCTGCTTACGTTCCTGCTGAGCCTGAGTAGTAGCTTCCAGACCTTCCTTCTTACGCTCTATCAAGTCAATGCGCTTAAGCTCAGCTTCAATGTTGGAAGCAGTGCTAGCAAGTCGAGCAGCTGACAAGTTAGACTTCTTCCAGTCCTCTGCGATCTGACGTGCCTGAGCCTCTGCTTGAGCTACTTCATTACGAATAGCAGCAGTGTTCTTAGAGTCTCCAATGCCTGGCATATAACCGGGCTGAGACATATCAATGGTTTCCGAGGCTTTAAGGCGCTCACGGAGTGCAGGAATACCTACCTTGTTAGCAGCAAAGGTAAGAGCCTGAGATTCAATGCGCGCACCTTCTTCAGCCAGCGAAGTCCTAGCAGCCGCAGCAATGCCACGAGCCTCATCAGAGTTCTTAGCGTTCTTAATCTGCTCGTAGATGCTATCCAAGGCAGCTGAGCCGGTAGCATTCATAGGATTGAAGCCATAGACCTGCTTCTGGCTTTGAGGCGTAGGCTTTCCGTCAGCGCCGATATTAGTCAGCATGACCTGGCCAGTCTCTGGATCCCGCGTAGCAGTAACTCCATGCTCAGAAGTATACTGATTGACACGATTAACTCCGCCACGAGTATCAGCTTTGCCAGTACGTGGAATGTCCCGCATACCATCGTCGCCAAGAATCTTCTTACGAGCTTCAGGGTTCTCTAGTAGACGATCTACATCAGCTTGTAGACCTGCATAAGAAGCATCAATGAACATGCGATCTTCTGCACTAAGTGGAGTCTTATAATCCCCACCTTCACCACCAGAGGTTCCTGCGAATCCTGCACTGGTAGAAGGACTCATAGGCACTTTCTCAGCCATAGCGCCAGTTTGGCCCATACTATTCAGCAGAGCACGTGCAGCGGATTCTGAGTTAATGTTTCCAATATCAGTCTGAAAGAATTCTCCAGACGCGCGGAAAAGCGGATCAGTAGCTACAGGAGCCATCTGACCACGATTAGTTTGTCCCAGCGAGGAGAGAAGAAGCTCCGCCTCTCGCGCAGAACTCAAATTCATAGGATCAGTCTGCACTGCTGTAGGAGAAGCCATTGATCCAGTCTGGCCCATTGCTGACAGAAGCAACGCAACCTCCTGAGGATTACGTGCCTGTGCAAGAAGTTGTGTAATATCTGCCATGTTAGTTCCTTAACGCATTGTGTTTTTAACTGCACCTACTAGACCTTCTCCTACTCCCATGAAGCCTTGGAGAACTTGGTCAATAGAAGGAGTAGAGCGGCTACTGCCATCAACAGCTTTGTATATCTGATAGGGGATTACAGATGCTGCAATAGGCAGAGCCATCATAGGATTCTCTAGAGTTGCTTCTCTAGCAAAAGCCCTATGCTCGTACGGGCTGATCAGATTCTGCTGCTCTTTGGGAACTCTATAACGTGCGTTATAAAGAAGAGAGTGCGGAATCTGAGCTAAGTCAGAACCGGACAAGGAAAGCAGAGCTTCTGCAATCCCGTCCGCTGTACCAAGATTCTTGGTCTGTTCCATGATCTTTCCTTAGAAAGAAAAGCCGCTGCGGTACAGGTTATTCACGCCTTGCACATCATTAAAGCTCTGGCTAGGACCAAGGCCTTTGATAATGGTTTGTGCAATAGCTTCATCTGTACGAGCAGGGCCGAATGCAGTAGGTGCAGTAGTACGAGCCAGGTTAGCGTTGCTAAGGACACCGCCCGGACGGTAGAAGAAATTGTCCGTAGAAGGCATACCCAGCACAGAATCCGTACGACCTCCGCCACCAGTGGGACGACCTACGCCGCCACCTCCAGAAGCTCCACCATCCACAGTCTCTTCTCGGTTAGCTTCTTGCATCAGCTGAATGGTTTTGAGAAGTTCCTCAGTCCCAGGATCGCGCGACTGTACAAGACTTGCAAGGATCTGGCTAAGGTTAGCTGCAACCCCACCATAACCTTGCACTGCTTGAACTCCCAGTGCCGAAGAAGATTCTGCGGCTTTAGCAAGAGCATCCTGCGTGAGCAGAGCTCTCAGCGCATTTCCGGAAGCTCCTGCTCCTTCAGCTGCCCGAGTAATGCTAGGCAAGCTCTTTTCCATAGCTTGGCGAAGCTGCTGAGCAATAAGACCCTGAGCATCTGCAAGAGCGGCTTCTGGACTATAGCGAGCACGAAGAGCGGTGTTGGCGTTAATCTCTCCACCAATAGCAGCTTCCCGTGCCTGCATACCCTGAGTACCTCCAGCCATAAGCTGCTGAAGAAGAATACTCAGAGCGTCAGTGGATTGCTGATTGCCCTGAGTAGTAGTACGAGTAGCCATAATGTTACCTCTTTCCTGAAACGATGCCACGAAATTCTAGGTAGCTAATATCAAAACGACCTTCGATCGTAATATTGTGCCACCTGCCAGCATATCCGCCGTAGAATGCCATGCTAGTCTCTGCGACATAGTACATGGTCTTTGTAAGCCCTGCGGTCAGGTTCTTACCATATAGAGAAGTCTCTACAGTAACAGAGCAATCACATGGTGTACGCATACTCACATGAGCTTCCTGTACCGTGGTAGTTCCTTGCCTGTAGTATCCTATCTTTCCGTACGTGATCTTAGAGTCTGTTGGGAAAGAATCGAATAGGTACAGCTTACCGCCTTCTGCTAGGATGCCACCCATAATACCAAACCTAGAGTATGATTGCTTTGATGGTCCGTAGCTGTTGATAGGCGAGTAATCGAGTAACTGCTTGTGCCTTCCCTTATAAACACCCCATTTCTCAAGATGAATGTCGTAGACCCAAGCACCTTCGAATGTAGGATACAACGGAGCTGCTGATCCATCTTGCAAAAAGAAGCTACCACTTGGGATAGTAACACTATGGTCTGGCCAATTAACAGTCACAGCAGGAGTGCCCGGAATGATAAAAGGCTCGAAGGGCTGAGAGCAGACTGATCCTTTATCTGATACAGGCGGTGGTCCAGATTCTCCGTTTTCACCAAACTCAGTAGGTGCACCACAAGTAGCAGCTGCAATTTTAGTACCTGAAACAATGTCCTTCCAACCAGTCAGCTTACAGAAGCCAATGTCTGGAATAGGAGGAAGCTGCACGTTAGTGGTATCAATGTAAGCAGTGTTCTGGTAGTTGTTCTGATAGAAAGAAGCCTTGCTACAGGTCATGAGTTTTGTACCTGTGATAGTGTATCCTGGAGGGCAATCTCCTGGTTTTACAAAAGCATCAGCTCCATAGGTACCGCCGAAGAACATCTGATAAGGGCGACCCCATTCATCATTAGCAAACAATGCAAAAGTGCCTGGGCCTACTGTAGTACAACGAGTAGGGCAAGCATTATAAGCTGCTTCTGGGCTAGCTGCAACAATAGAATCTGGCCCAGTGCAAGCAGGATTAGTATTATGAGCAGGGCAAACGTTCACTACTCCAATAAACCAGCCAAGAATAGGCCTAGGGATAGTATTAGCAGGCACAAACACAGAAGTGCAACGCTCAGTCTTCTTAACTTTCAGGTCAGCTACTGCCGTGACAAACCTACGCAAGAAGAATTGACACTTACTAAACCCAAACTGATAGCCACTATAAGCAAGTGCGTAGCGCCCAATGTCGCAGCTAGAAGTAGTCACAAAATTAATGTTTGAGCCAGACTCTTCTGTTTTAGTAGACACATGAGTACGCCCGAGAATCTGTCCAAGCACTGAAGCAAGCTGAGATTCCTGGGTTTTCCAAATAGCTGACTGGGCTGCTACAAAGCGTTCAATAGTCCAGTTACCATCTACATAAGCTTCTGCCCCGGTAACTACTTTCTTCTTAGTGCCATCCCCCGTAGCTTCTCCTTCTGAGGGAGGCGCATCAGGGGTCATGCCAAAAGGCAAGCTAGTGGCAAGGTTAGTAACGTTGCAAGGAGTAGTTTTCCATGTAACTGTATCTTTAATCAGCTCAGTGCCGCTAAGATAAGCAGTGTAGATTGGGCGCCATACAACAGAAGGATCTTCGCCCACTGGCTGGGAAAAGGCGCCACTACCTAGGCCACTAAAGATAGGGCAGAATGCGCCACCCCCAGCAGTTTGAGCATCTTCAATAGCGTCTAACAGATTAAGGTTAGCGCCTGGGAAGGTGATCGTAGTAGCTGGAATCTCCTCGTCTGAGAATTGCGGCAAGCCATTAATGTAGTTAGGGTCAAGAGTCTGCACTGCAAGATAACGACCTTCAAGCAACTTCAGATACTTAGGGCCAGAAGAAAGCTTAAAGTAGTCAGTAACCTCAGGGACAATGACCTCAGGAGAAGCATTCTTGATACGGTACAAGCCTACGTTAGTGTAGACATAGTGAACAGAATCAGGCACACCTGCCTCTACCTCATGCGGGTATGCAATTCCTGCCACATCTAGAATACGAGTAGGGTCCCATTGGAACAACGACTCTGGCTGCTCAGCTACGTAGACTGCACTCTTAGTTGCATAGATCATAAAGCCTTCACCATGGCTCTTGATCGTGACGATACGACCTACTACAGACGAGAAAGTAGTGGCGTTGGCAAGTGTTTCAATAGACGGAGTGAAGTCTGCGAAGTCATCAAGATTAGACCAAGCAGTTGAGTCAGCAGAATCCCAGAAACCCAAGCGAGCTCCTGCACGAAAGATACCCTGCTGAGCTGCCATATTAAGAAAGTTCGGCACCACAGAAGTCATCGTGAAGCCAGGAGCTGTAGCGCTGGATACGAACTTCTGGTAGCTAGGGCCATTCTGACGATAGCAGTAGAGTGCATCATTGATAATGCAATAGGTCCACATGTAATGGACTTGAGACTCCCGATAATCAGGAAGCACAAGAGCTTGCACCCATGCACCTGCTACATCAGCAGCCTTGTACCAGATACCGCTGTCACAGAGTGCGATAAGAATGTTCTCATAGGAGTTGTTCTGAAAGATAAAGACATGGTCCACTCGTTCTGCAATAGCGTCAATGCCTAGGCTTTGCCCGAGACCGAAGAAGCTTCGATATCCGTAGGCAGTTGGCAGGAAGTTATAGCCCCTGTAAGCCATAACAGGAACGCGCTCTTCCGGAGTCTCCTTAACGTGAAGAGAATCCGGGAACGCGTTAGGATCTACAGGGATGAACGTACGGGTGACGTCAATAAACTTAGTGCTTTGGGAAGTCATAATGTTACCTTCTCTCCAGTTGACGACGCAAACCAATACCAGCCCACTTCTGCAAGCAATTCATAACCACTAAGCCAGTTACTCGAGCTGAAAGATTTACAAGCTTAGCTGCACCCTGACTAGGAATTGCAAGAGTCAGAATAGTATCAGCGGGAATCATGAAAGATGACTCGTACTTAGTAGCATCTGCTGCTGGATAACTCACTGTGTTTGAGAAATCTAACAGGCAGTTGACATTAGAAAACACACTGACAAGTGCGAAAGTG